TCATGCTTATAAAGAGCCCCCTGAGGTAATAATAAAAGTTGGATGGTCAGAAAGTGCAGGCAAGTTAAATGGTTTAGTCGGTGATTCGCTTTTATCTGAAACCACTGGCCTAGTTGCTGTTTATGAAACCTTGCAACAGCTTCAAAACTTAAAGCAACTTTTGGTTATTTCCACGGGTAAACGTCTGTATTCAAACATGCTGATTAAATCTCTTGGATGTACAACAGATTTACAAACCGAAAATGTCTTAATGATTGAAATGACATTGAAAAAAGTGTTCTTAGTTCAATCATCTGAAACGATTGTTTTACTTGATAACCAAGCCAATCCAGCCAGTACTGCAGGCGTTTCTAGTGGCGGTACAGTTCAGGCTACACCAGAAAATGAATCCGTTTTGAGCAAGATTGCTACTGGTATTTTTGGGAGTTAATTATGGGTATATACAAAATCCCTCTAGGTATAGGAAATCAAAAGTTTGCTGTTCAGCTCAATAAAATTACCTATAAATTACAACTCATTTTTCGCTTAGATTGCTGGTATCTGGATGTGATGGACGGTTCAGAAAAACCTATCATTTCGGGTTTAGCCATGAATCCAAATCTAGATTTACTCGAACAGCATCAACACTTAATCAAAGGATCACTCTTTGTAATCAATTCAAATAAAGATGAGTCGCAAGGGTTTTATGATTTGGGTTCAAAAATCCAGTTGTATTGGAGTGATCCATCATGACATTACTATGGGACCGTAAGTGTAAATTGACTGTGCAAATTAATAATGGTCAACCTGAAGCGCTGGATCTATCCGACTTTAAAATTGTATTTCACATTGGACAGGCAACCACTTCAACCCCGAAAGCTGCAGAATTTTATATTTACAATCTAAGTGAATCTACAATGAATCGCTTGGCTGGAATGAACAATGAACGTATTGAAACTACGTTAATTTTTGAAAGTGGTTACATGCTTGGCCCCTTAGAAATTGTTTTCAAAGGTCGGGTTTTTCAATATCGCCGTGGACGAGATAATCCTACTGATACTTGGCTATGTATTCTTGCCCAAAGCGGTGACAGATTAAAAAATGCTGCCTTAGTGAATCAATGTGTACCTGCAGGTACAACGATTGATGACACTGGAAAAATTTTAATCGCTGAGGCAAACAAACAAGGAATTGAAAATGGTGATTTAGTGGATCTTCGCCAACAACAATATCCACGTGGACGTGTATTTTTTGGATCGTTAGAACAGAATTTACGTCAGTTCTATGAAGAAAATAACATGCTTATAGACTTCTCAGATGACACTTTAAGCATTGCACCAGTAATTGGATATACACCAGTACCTGTTCAAGTGCTTACGCCTAACACAGGGATGGTAGGGATGCCACAATTAACAAGTGAGGGGCTTAAGGTTTCTTGCTTGTTGAATCCTAAAATGAAATGGGGCGGACGTGTTCAAGTTGATATGACCAATTTACAAACTGAGGGGTACGATATTTCCTATGGTGGCCAAGAAGTAGATCAAGCCCAAAAGGATCCTAGAATGGCCACCAATGCAGGTGGCCTTTTTCTTATTAGATCAGTTGAGCATCATGGAGATACACGGGGCAATGATTGGTACACCGATTTAGTCTGTATAGGGATTGATGCTGTTGTACCAAAAACAGGTATCACCATTGATGCTGTAGATGAAAATTGGCGCCCAGCGAATACAGAGGGGGCAAGTTAATGGCTTTAAGTTTTAACGAGCTTTCACCTGATCAATTAACAATTATGCAAGATGCCATTAAATCTGAATTGGCAAACTTCTGGACGGCCTTGCCTTGTGAAATTGATAGTTATAACTCTGAGGCTGTAACTGTTAATGTTCAGCCTTTGATTAAGATCCCAGTAATGACTACCAGTGGTGATATTGAAACGGTTGAATTACCCGTTATTCAAGATGTGCCGGTGATGTTTCCGTGTGCTGGTGGCTTTACGATCACACACCCTATTAAGAAAGGTGATGAGTGCTTAGTTTCATTTGCTGATCGTAATATAGATTTGTGGTGGCAGTCTGGCGGAATTCAAAATCCCTTTGATATGCGAAAGCATGATTTATCAGATGGATTCGCTTTTTTTAGGCCACAATCACAAACAAAAAAAATCAGTGATATTTCTACAGATAATTTAGAGATCCGGAATGATGAGAACAGTTGCAAGATTCAAATCACACCAGGTGGAGAAATTCATTTTATCGGTACAAAGGCAATTTTTCATTGTGATGTGGAAATGAATAAAACTTTGACTGTGACAGGCATTATCAAATCACTTGCGGATGTTATCGCCAAAACGATCAGTTTATTTGGTCATAAACATGGTGGGGTTAAGTCGGGTGGTGATACTTCTAGCACACCACAATAGCAAAGAAAACCAAATACAGGGGGCGCGAAAGCGTCTTTTTTATGCGCTATAGAAAACAAGATGAACAGGGTGATTACAGCTTTGGGTCAGGTCTAAATAACTTTCATATTGATAGTGCAGAGGCTGTAGCTCAGGCAATTGAAACAAGGCTTAAGCTTTGGATTGGTGAGTGGTTTGCTAATACGTCAGATGGCACAGGTTGGTCTCAAGCAATTCTCGGAAAACAGTCTAAGAATTTATATGAACTCACATTACGCCAGCGAGTACTAGAAACCTACGGGGTAACAAGTATTGAGTCTTTCCAAAGTTCACTCGATTCAAATTCTCGCCGTTTAACGGTATCGATGACTGTGAATACTATTTATGGCCAAACTACAGTAACAGGGGCTTATGATTAATGGCAATTACAACTGTTGCACCAATCATTAATGAGAATGGGATTAGTGCACCCACGTATGATCTAATACTTGCTTACTTCAAACAGCAATATAAAAACATTTATGGGAATGATGTTTACTTAGAAAATGACAGCTTAGATGGTCAGTTTTTAGGTGTAGTGTCTTTAGCCATTGCAGATGTGAATGCAGCATGTGTAAAAACATATAATTCATTTAGCCCAAAAACCGCTGATACTGAAGCTTTAACACGTAATGTCAAAATTAATGGCATTTCTCGCGCATTAGCAACGTACTCAACCGTTGATGTGACAATCACCGGTACTTCAGGAACGCTAATACGTGCGGGTGTAGTAGCGGACACCAATAACAATAAATGGATCTTGCCGTTAAATATTACGATTCCGCAATCAGGTTCTATTGTCGTTTCTGCTACAGCAGAAAATGCGGGTGCAGTACTGGCAACAGCGAACGCCATTAAGATTATTTTAAACCCAACTCGAGGTTGGCAAAGCGTAAATAATCAGAACTCATCTTCTATTGGCCAAGACGCAGAAACCAATGCCAAGTTACGTCAAAGACAGGCTTTATCGGTCGCAATTCCCTCTCAATCCTTACCTGATGGTTTACGAGGGGCAATTCTAGATTTGCCGAATGTCACGCGCTGTAAATTTTTTGAAAATAAAAAAACAGTTGCTGATGCCAATGGATTACCGCCTAAATCGATTTGTGTCATTGCTTATGGTGGTGACTCACAAGCGATCGGGAAATTGATCCACAAATATAAATCTATGGGATGTGATTTATATGGAAATACCAGTGTGATTGTCGTCAATGTTTATGGTGATGCAGAAACAATAGAGCTGTATAGGCCAGATGTTGTAAACATTAGTTTTAAGATCCAAATCACGACAAATGATTCATACAGTGCTGATACTGAAGAATCAATTAAAAAGCTACTTGCTGAATATGTAAACGCATTAGACATAGGCGACAAGATCACGCAAAACAAGCTTATTGGTGCAGCCAATCTATACGGATCTGAACAGAGCCAGACTTATGAAGTTTCCTCAATAATTATTGTGGCCAACAATGTCGAATATTCCACTGATTATATTTTACCGTTTGGCTGCGTTGCTTTTTGTGATCCTTCATCGATCAAAATCGAGGTGACAAGTGGATGATAAAAAGATTGGTGATTATAGAAAATTAATTACTAGTCAGCATCGTTTAAAACCTAAATATATTGCAATGATTGAAGCAGTCAATTCCCCGTTAGTTGACTGCTTTAATTTTTTGAATAATTTACACAGCCACTATGATGTTGACACCGCAACAGATCCTTATCTCGAAACTTTAGCCCGTTGGACGGGAACACCTTTAATTATCCCTGGTGCAGCACAGCTTGAATATTTTGGTTTCATCGATCAAGAAAATGCACTGACATTTGGCGAAACAAATAACCCAGATGTGGGGGGATTCTTCCGCGAGTCTGGCCAATCAGGCACAGGTGGATTGATCCCTAAAGGGCAATTTTTAAGAAATCTGATTAAGGCCAAGATTCTAAAAAATACAAGTACTGGAAATATTAACCAGACCAAAGAAATTTTTAGATTAGTCCTGAATCACGACAAATTTAAAGTGATTGACAATAAAGATATGTCAGTAACTTTCAAGTTTTTAACTCGAGAGTCTTACTCGGACAAAATTCTCGTTCAATTATTTTTCCCATTGCCTGCGGGTGTATCACTTATTATTGAGAGCATGTAAAAATGGCAGTTGAAAAATTACCTGAATTTGCCAAAGATGGGCAAAAAAACACCGAAAATTTAAATCAAGAAGAAGGCTTTCCAGTCAATTTAAAACCTGCTCGACAATGGTTTAATTTTCTGTTTAATAAACTTTCTCTATCTATTAATCAAATCATTGATGAAGATTATATTCGTCATAATGAGCTTGTAGACAATCTCGTTACTGATGTGTCTAATAAACCTTTATCAGCAAAACAAGGTAAATATTTACAAGACTACAAGCTAAATCGTGCAGTAAGAATTCCTGATAATGCCGATCTGAATAGCTATCAGAGTCAAGGTAGTTATTTTGTCGATTTAGATCTAAGCGCTCAAACCATCCAAAACAGTCCGAGCAAATTGTCTTTTACACTCCAAGTTGATGTGACTGCAGGTGTGATCCAACGCTTAACTACATACAATGGAGCGGGTACTCAACAATTCATTCGTTCATATTATATAGAGTGGTCTGGGTGGCAAAGGATTTATAGTGAATTCAGTCCACAACCCACTATAGATGCGGTCGATCATTTAAATTCAAGTGATGCTAAAAGGCCATTATCAGCAAATCAAGGTCGGTTATTAAACGTAACTAAACTCGATAAAGCCACTGAACAAAATGCGTTTACCACTGATAAAGCTTTCTTAGATAAGTATGCTTCAAGAAATACGCCATCTTTCTTTTTTGATGCAGGAACTGGAAAATTCTTTAGCCAATTTACTGTAGGGGTTTCATCAAGTTTAAATTCTGGTGCTTACTTTGTATTAGGTGCATCACCAATAGACAATAAAGTCAAAGTAATGACAGGTGTAAACCGAGACAATGGAACTTATGATTTACAAAAAAATCTAACCTTACTCGATAGTGAATCAAATAACCTTGTAAATGGTAGTTTTATTTGGAATAACCATAAGTTAGGTGGATGGGCAAGAGGACTAGAATTTAAAGCAACTCCAGAAAGCAATATCTTTTCAGGTTTTGGTGCGTATGGCACTACTGATACTGTAGAAAGAGTCTATTTCGGTTTTGGTGGTGACAATCTTTGGGCTCAAGGAAATGGCAAAGGCATTTGGATTGATCAATATAAAGCCTTTACAAACTGTAATTGGGAATTCAGTGGGGCTGTTTCAGGTTCATTTTTCGGGACTTTTGATGGTTCAATTCAAGCCAAAGACATTCGTAATGTTTCGCCTTTACAAATACAAGGCGGGAAAATGGGCTACTATTTCGCTGAATATTCAGGGCTTAGATATGGAACAGCTTCGGGCGCAACTTATGGGGATTTCCTTGCATTAAATGGCTATCCAGATTCATCAGGTGGAAAAGTGAATGGATTGTTTTTTGATAAAACGAGCCATCAAATTTATCATTTTCAAAATGGATTTGGCACAAATAACTGGGGTACACCCCGTCAATTAGCATATACAGATAACCAGATCTTTACTGGCCTAACCAAATTCAACAATGATGTAGTGATTTTAGCTGCACTTTATGCACAAAAATTTAGAGGTGAAGGAGATTTTTGGTTTACATCAGAAGATGAAGGCACAGCAAAACGAATTTTGACAGGGGGATTGCTTGTTTCAGATGGCTATTCTGATGCTAGTAAAATCCCAAATTTGGGTATTTATTCGAAAGGTCATATTCAAACTGCAGGTTTATTTAGCAGTACAAATGATGAAGTACAAATTTATCATGCTCAAACAGGTCGATATTTATTTCTTAATGCAAACCGTTGGGGATGTTATTCAACAGCGGAAGGTGATATTCCTTTAGGTATTTCATCTGGTGGTACAGGAAATACACAAGGTATCGCGCCTTCAGCAAATAAATTGCAAACAGCTAGACGTATTAATAACGCATATTTCGACGGTACTGGCGATATAGATATAACTGCAGCTAGACGATTTCATGGTCAGATCGCTATTAAAAATCTACACCTTGCCACAAGTGACGGAGTTTATGAGGTTGTGGGTGATGGTTCGATTTTAGGTCTTTATGATTATGGAATTCTTGATGTGAATGTGACTGCGAGTGTTATTCATCAAACATATTATGCTCACAATGATAGTTTGTATGGTTCTGTAGCGGTTAGGCAATCATGGGCAGGTCCTGGTAATTTCAATCCATGGCGTGTTCTAGATAGTCACGTATCTGAAATATCACCAATTCCTTATGCTGGTGACACTGTACCTAATGGCTATATTGCGATGATGGGACAGGCGATATCCCAAAGTAGCTACCCGATCTTATATTCTGTATATGGTGCATATTTGCTTGATCTACGGGGTGAGTTTATTCGAGGTTGGGATGCTGGTCGTAATGTTGATTTCAATCGTGGCATTAGAAGTTTCCAACAGGATGCGATTAGAAATATTGTCGGTGAAGTCGGTGGTGGTACTGGTGATCATAGCTCAGGTGCATTTACTTTCAGTCGTCAAAGTCCTAACGGTCAAACTGGTGATAACGCCAAACAAACAATATATAACTTTGATGCATCAAGAGTTGTGCCGACAGCATCCGAAAATAGACCACGAAATATAGCCTTAAACTATATTGTACGAGCGATTTAAAATGACTATTAAATTTTCAGATCAAGACCAAACCATTACTGCTTATACTTTTGATGAAGATATGATTTATAACGGTTCCTTTCAATATTCTTGGATTAAAGGAACTGGATTAGCTGCAAAAAGTACAAATATTAAGCCACCTACAACACCTAAAGGTAAGGTGGCCGTATTTGATATTAAAACAGATCAATGGGCCATTCAAAGTGATTTTCGAGGGTTAGACGTTTATAACACCGAAACTCAAGCGCAATTGAAAGTTGAAAATGTTGGTCCTATTCAACAAGGCTTTACCTTATTAAAACCTAACAGTATTTACGATACTTGGGATGGTAAAAAATGGATTGACAAAAGATCAAATCAACAAAAAATTGTTGATGAAATCTTAGTACTACCTGCATTAACTAAACGTCAGTTTAGACTTGGACTGGTGAATAACGGCTACAACCTATCAAAGATTGAGCAAACTATAAGCAGTATTGAAGATGATCTTCAAAGACAAACAGTTCAAATCGAGTGGGAAGATGCTCAAACGTTTGAAAGAACAAGTAGCAGCTTGAAATTAATGTCTGAGCTACTAGGCTTAGATGATGAGCAAGTCAATAATCTTTGGCATCAAGCAATGACGCTTTAACACTATATCAATTGTTATCAATAGCACCGAAAGGTGTTTTTTTATTGCCAAAATTCAGGGGGAGCTATGGCAGAAATCTTGGTACTTGCGGTGACGTGGCTGAAAAGCCACATCGCTATGGTTGT